GTAGCCCAAACTAATGAACCACCCCTAAATCAATTAAGCTAGAGCATCCCTAGCGGCAGCTGCGGGTTCCGCGCCCTGTTCGTTGCAATCAACTATAGTAGCGTAAACTCTGATTCTGCCTGTTGTTGGTGCTGCGCCAGCAAGTAATACATCAATTGTGTCTGTAGAAGCCATAAATTGAGTATACGTTGAAGCCGACCCAGTGCCAATAACATTGGTCTGACCTTGAGTACCTTTTGCACAGAAGCCTGTTGATGTTACGTCTGCACCATCAATAATGTCATCCCCTGCTGCAAAGTCTATGTCTGCGGTCACAGAAGAATTGAAAGCCTTCATAACTTCTGCACCAGCATTGATAACTAGGACTCCTGCTGGAATTTCTAGAAGTTGAAAGATGTCTCCATCTGCTCCAGAATATCCTTTTAGAACCATATCATCAATATCTAAAGTAGCCTCGATAGTGTATGCTACGTGGCTATCAGATTTTGGTGGTAAAACCGCAATGCTATTAGCACCAACACCAACTGTATCGGAGCTAGTCATATCATATGTTGCCATGATTTATCCTCCTTAACCTGCGATGTTGTACTTGGCACGAACAAGAGCTTCAGGGCGAAGAATCTTGCGTCCATACAAATGCATACCACGAACAATGTCAGCAAAGCTGTCGTTGTCACGATATGTTTCTACTTTTTCTACTTGAGAAGCAGTAGCTACAGCAGAGTCGTGTCCTGCAACAATAACGCCAAAGTTTGCACTTGAACCGTTAGTGTCGATTGTACCAGCACCCGTTCCTACTGAAGGTAGGTTGTTTGACATATAAACTCTGAACCCACGAATCAATCCAGAAATAATTCTGCCATTACGTAGAATGTCAGTGCTTCCAGAAGAAAAGTCGTTGTTTAGTAGTTTAGAGTTTTCGTCATTTAGCTGTTCAGCAAAAACAGGGTCAACAACAACCCAGCGACCATCACGGTCTACATTTTGCTGGTCAAGCAAACGAGCCATACGGTTTAGCACTTCCAAAGGAGTTGCTTCACCAGTAGATCCGTCTGCGTGAGTTGCAACCGAGTCTCCAGTAGAACCTCCAGAAACAAAACTTGCTCTAGAAATTAACATGGATGATAGTAAGCCATCTGATCCTACAGTACCAATTGGGTCTGTACCCGACTTAACATCGTTTGCTGTACCTGCAACAGAGTTTATTGCAGACTGTTTGAAGCCAGAAAGATAACCTAATACCTCTTGGTCAAACTGATCTTTTAGGCGGTAACCTGCACGGTCACTTGCCATTGACTCAAAGTTCACATGAGAATGTGCTTCTTCGATGTCATCTATTTTAAAAGCAAAGTAGTTTGCTTTGTCCACAACGAGCGTGAAATCTTCGTCATCGAGATCCTGTGGAGTTACTTGAGTTCCACGGGCATACTCTTTAACGGTAATTTCAGGCTCTTTGATGATACGCACTGTATCACCGAAGTTTGCGATCTCACCAAAGTAATCACTGTTGGTGATATCTTCTGCAATGCTAGTTTTACGAAAAGCCGACTGAACTTTTTTACTGTAAATTACAGGTGAAAAGTTACCATTCGGGAGGTTTCCGTAACCAGCAGCTGTTTTAAAAGCCATTGATTCCTCCGTTATAGCTTATATCACGTAAGTACAGGGCATTTTCTATATGTGGGTGACCTCTAACCGTGAGGGGCCAACTAGTAAAATGGTAGCCAACCTACTTCTTCTTCTATTATAAATATATATGATTTTGCATTTTTATATACGTAGCTGTTTTAAACAGGGGCATATCATGCAAGTGATATATAGTTATATTTAATTAAAGTGTTTTGTCAACACTTAATTACATTGCTGCACCAGAAATGTCGTAAATAAAGCTACCATTACGTATAGATGCCGTAATTGCCTCTTCATTTGCTTCATATTCTCTGCCTGTCATTTTCTGAACGTCAGATTCTTTAAACCCACCTTTTTTATTTGCACCAGTGTCTGCTTTAGGAGTACCCTTTACAGATACATTATCTGCTGCATTTGTAGGTGCGTTTGTTTTTTTAGATGCTTTTCTTTCTGCTTTGTAAAGCGTAATTGCTTTTGCACAACCGTAAGCGTCTGTATCATTTTCGTAAAGAGCTTCTTGCACCCATTTTGGTTGAACTGATGCCCACTCATGGAAGGCAGGGTCTTTACGTATGTTATCGTAGTCAGGGTGAAATGTTTTTAATTCAGACTCTGCTTTCTCACGAACTACATTTTTACGCATCTCCTGTAGTTCTTTCATTTCTTTTTGCAGATCATCTGACATTTCTCCAGACTTTTTAATTGCAATTGATTCCATCATTTTTGCAACGTCTGGATACTTTTTAGACCACTCTGAAATTTCTGCTTCTGACTTAGGTAAATTTACAGATTTTTTAGTCAGGTCATTTATTTGAGACTGTAGCTTTTTAAGTTGTTTTTTGTGTTCGTCCTGAACACGTTGATTGTGTCTACGTAGATCACCATACCTTTTCTTAAACGTGAGTTCTTCAGCATCTAAGGTTTCGTTTTCTTCCTCATCTGCTTTTATTTCTTCTTGCTCTTGCGTCAAGGCTTCTCGTTGAGCCAGTAAATTTTTTAGCTCTGTCTCTTCGTCTATGTCTCTTTTGTATTTTCTTTTGGTATTTACAACGTGTCCTTTAATGTTGGACGTATCTTCGATTTGTTCTTCGATTGCCATTAGTATTCTCCTAGCATCAGGGGCCTCAAGTAGCCTTTCACCTTGAAAGGGGTATCGGGTAGCCCGTAATAATTAATGTCATGTAGTTACTGGTTGTGAGGCTCTATTATTATTTATAGCCTGTGACATTAAACTATTTCTAATTGGTACTCTTGTGTCTATGCCTTGTAACTGTGTAGTAAGGCTAAGAAGTTTTGTCATATCAGGTAATTCTGTTTGTCTTTTTTGTTGATCGTCATCAGAGCTACCTGCTTCTTTTCCTGCTTCTACACCTGCATTTATTGTATCTTCTATATTACCAGGAACTGTTTCAGAAAAATCAACTACATCTTGTGCAAGTCCAGATAGTTGTTCGCCTATGGCTTGTGCTATTGAAGTTTCTCCTAATCCAAAAACCTCACCTATCATAGATGGAACACCAAAACCAGCAATTGTTTCTTTTCCTGTCGCTGCATTTACAATATTTCCTACGGCTAAAGTTGCTGCTATTGCAGGGTTTATTGAAGCTAATGTACCTGCTAATGCGTTAGTTACTCCTACAACTCCTGGATTTTCTGTTTGAAAACCTTTTTCTGTAAGAGCATTTAAATCCATTTGATTGCTTGTAGGATTGTTTGAGTGTCTAGCTTCTTGTATGGCATCAATATCTTTTTCTCTATCTTCATTTGATTTTAACCCTAGTTTATCTACTAACTCTGGAGTGTTAAAAACACCATATGCTTTTGCTCTTGATGCTTCTGCTTTAGTCATATTATTTACTAAAGAAGATATTGCTGCTGCTTCTTCTACTCCAGAAACATTAGCCCCTGCTACAGATGCATCTTTACCAGGATTTACTTCAGGGTCTTCGGCAGTGTCATCTGACATACCATCAGTTCCTCTTCCTCCTATCGGGTTTGTTCCAGCAATACCTGCTATTCCTGCTTCTGAGGCTTCTGTAGCGGGATCTCCAACACCACCTGTTCCTGTATTTCCTGTTCCAACATCTTCATCTTTATCCTCTACATCATCACCTTGACCATCTGCTGGCCCATCACCACCTACACTTCCACCACCGTTTAGCATTAATATATCTTCCTCATCCTTACCATCAAAGTCTACTTCTATTACGTTATCTTCAAACATTTCCATTTGTTTGTCCATATCGTCATAATCATCATCTTCGTTTTCTTCTTCTTTTTCTTTGGACATATCATCTTGCATTGCCTGTATATCTATCTCTACAACTTCTATCTGTGGTGCTTCTGGCATATCTGTCTCAACAGGCTCACCCTCTTCATCTACCATGTGTAATCTACCGTCCTGTTGCATAGACATAAGACCACACTTTGCCATCATACGCATTTCTTCAAGGTGCTTTAGGCCCCAATATCTTACAACGTCAGCAGGTATTACATACTCACCCTCTGATAACATAACAGGTATATCGTCAGCTACTTCATCTTCTAAAGAGCCAAAGGGTACTTCGTTTTCTGGTTCTTCATTCATCATGTTATTATTTCCTATCATTTATAACATTAGCCTTTAGCTTCAATAGCTGATCTAATATAGATATCTGGCCTTGATACCTGTGTATTTCTACGGGAGCATCTGCATATGAAAGATTAGCAACCGCTTTTTCTCTCATGTAATTCATATGCTTTTCTAATTCTTCATATCTAGGATGCGTAACTATATGTCGTAATTTGTCATACTCCATTATTGTAATAATCCTGGGGGTAATCCAGCATCAGGTGGTGGTTGTTGCATTTGCTGTTGTTGTTGTGGAAGTGCTTGTTGCGGTGCTTGTTGTGGGTTACCTGAGAACTGTGGTTCTCCTGGTACTGGTACTCCTCCTACACCTATGTTAGCATTACCTGCACCTGTCATATCCATTTCGCCTTGTTGTTGTTGTGGTTGCTCTTGTTGTTGCTGTTGCATCAAATATGTTTGCCTTAACATTTCTTCTGGCGTGTTTGTAACTTTGTTAGGATCTAGCATCATCGACTTGGCTATCTCTCGTATTATGTAAGGGAACTTAGCAAACGGTGCAAGTACAGGATTACTAGTTATCTGCAAGAAAGACATGAGGCGTTGTGATCTTACCTCATTTTGCATTAGGCTTTCTAATCCCCTAGCCTTAACTTCTAGGTCACCCTTTATATCTTTGTTGTAGTTAAACTGCATATTGAATGCAAACATAGCCTGACCTAATGGGCGTAGCATATAGTCATCAAAGTTTTTAACAACTGTTTTTACAGAACCTGCTGCGGCCCCCATCAACATAGAGATACCAGCTGCTGTTCTACCTACCCCTGTAACACCTGTCTGCCCATGTGAAAAGGAGGGTATACCCGTTGACTCATCAGCTAACACTCTGGCCTTGTCGAACAACTGCATATTTTCGTTACTTACGTTAGGAAACTTAGTGCCAAATATAGCCTGTCCAGGCGCACCACCCTGTCTTCTAAATACTTTTCCTGGGTATACTGTAAGATCCTGTCCTGGTGTTAGGTTTGTTTCATCAACCTCTATAAGTAAGTTACCTGACAAGACTGCATTGTCTACTGCCATACGCATGAAACCATTCATTAGGGTTTGTGTATCGTCCATGTTTTCGCCAACCCCAATGCCAAAGAAAGCATATGGGTTTACTTCATATGGAACAGCGCAGTAGGGTATGCGCTTTGGTAGGAATGGGTTAACTACAAACCGTAGTACTTCGCCATTACATATCCAGACGTTTACCTGTAGTTCATTTACGTCTTCATAGTCTTCTGGTATTTCTATGCCAGACTCTTCTACAAGTTCTCTGTCCATTACGCCCCAATATTCTAGGGCCTCGTATCTATATGTGTCATATCCACGGGAACTTTCTTCGTCTTGAGAATCGAGTAGGCTAGACTCCCACCACTTGATGTTGTAGTTTTGGCCTATGTCTATTGCCTCTGAAATTGCTTCTTCTCTAAAAAATGGTCTGGTTCGTAGATTTCTTAACTGTGTCTTGGTGAGTTTGTGACGCTCTATTACGTAGTCGCACTCTTCCATGTTGGATGCGTCAGGGTCAGGGTAGAAGTTCCACGCAGAAACATAGGATACTTTAGGAACTGTTTTAATTGTTGGATCGTATTCGCCCTCATCGTTCCAGTTTGCATACTCTTTAGTTGTAGCAAACGGCCCTTTGAGTACACCAGTACCAAACAAAGCGCATTCAAACGCAGTATTTCTTAGATGCATACTAGCGTCAGACTCTTCTAGCTGATCTTTTATCTGTTTCTCCATCATCTTTGCAGCTACCATTGCAGGATGAAAGTTGACAGCAGATTGCGTTATGCCAAATCCTTCTTTTAAAATGTCTACGTCTTCTAGTATATCTTTTAGTGGGCCTAGTTTTTCTGATAGCTCATTTAACTCTGTAGCACCAGCAGGTAAAACTTTACCGTCACCCTCGTAGCCGTATAGATCTTTTGGCATCTCACCAACATCTACATCTTTAGGTTCGTTAGGATCAAAGTTTACAGTTTCTGCAACGCCCTCTGGTAAAGTTGTCGGCTCAATAGATAGAGGAAACTCATTATTAGCAAGTAGTACGTCTACTAATTGACTGTACGCTGCTAACACTTTTGTCTTTGTTACTTTTATAAATACGCGAGACTTTTCTGCCTCAGTAAACTGTACATCAGGAGAGTATATGCCCCTATAGTTTTTGTATGCACGTATCCAGTTTGACTCTTCCTGATACTTTGCATCTTCTGCCCTAGAAAATAATTTGTATATGTGGTCAGTTATACCAGAAGCATCTTCAGTTTCTTGACTACCATCTTCTAAATAAGAACTGGTACTGTCTTCTAAGAATTGTGTTTCGTCAGTCATTCTTTACCTTCTCTTAATATCCAAATACTGCATCAGCAGGTTTAAATGCCTCTTTGCCTGATGTTGAAGGATCTAAATCAAATATATTTCTAGGCACTGGTCTAGATTGTATCCCGTATCTTAATGCATCGTATAGGTGGTCTTCTGAGTGTGTGTCAATATCCTCTGGATTTCTTTTGTCTAATGGCAAGATAGGTAATTGTGCAATTAAATTTGTACACGTATTAAATATCTGTATACCAGCCATGTCAGTGTCTTCATCTACACGTAGTAGTCTGTGTATTTCGTTTTTACCACTTACCCTACTACCTCTACTTCTATCTGATGGCCTAAACTTACAACCCTCTAGTATCATTTGCTCCGCTAGACTAGGGCCTGTATCCCCTCTTTTATGCCAACAAGAGGAATCTAAAACACCATACGCCATTTTACCATCTTGGCTCTCTAAATTCAATATAATTCTAGCCAACTCTACTGCTAATACTTTTCTTACGTACAACTCCCTGTACACAACCAACGTATCATCTGGCGTAACAGCAAACCAAAGAACAGCAGAATAAGAACCATAACCATAATCACACGCCCTAAATTTTCTCCACCCACTAGGTATGTCATACGGCTCTATTACGTGGGTTTTTCTGTCAAACTCTGTAAACGCAGCACCCTCTGCAATATCCCAACTTCCGTATAGTAATTGTTTTCTTTGTACCTCTGGCAGAGACAACAACATTGTTTCATAGTCACCTGTGTTATATAGA